GTCGTATCATCAGTATTTAGCGCCATCGGTAGCTTTGCTTCTAGCGCTTGGGAAGTAGTTAAGTCAATATGGAGTGTAGTATCTGGGTTCTTTAGTAGAATATTCAATACAGTCAAAAGTGCTGTATCAAGTGTATTTAGTGCTTTAGGCGGTTTCGCTAGTAACGCTTGGGACGCAATAAAAGACGTATTTACTTCAGTTGGTTCATGGTTTGGCGATGTATTCAATTCAGCTAAGGAAAGAGTGAGCGACGCACTTGGAGCTTTAGGAGATATCGCTAAAGGAGCATGGGATTCAATTACAGACGTATTTGGTGGAGTTTATGACTTCTTTGAGAAAGCATTTGGAGGAGTTAAAGATTTAATTGATAATATTCTAGGAGGTGTTTCGGGAACTTTAGATAAAATCAGTGGCGCAATCAATGGAGTTTCTAAGACTGTCGGCGGACTGTTCAAAGGTTCAATGGTAGTAGGCTTAACAGATGTCAACTTATCTTCTAGCGGTTACGGTTTAAGCACTAATAGCGTATCAAGCGATAACAGAACATATAACACATTTAACGTACAAGGCGGTGCTGGTCAAGATGTTTCTAACTTAGCACGAGCAATCAGACGAGAATTTGAACTAGGGAGAGCTTAATGGTAAGGCAGTATAAAATACATACCAACTTAGACGGAACAGATGATAAAGTTTGGGACGTCACAAATGGAAAAGTTAGATTTTATCAGCCCTCTAATTTAGGGTTACAATCAACTAATAATATTTGGCAAAGTAACGGTATCGGAGTAATGGGAACACGCTCAATCACTCAACCTCAAATAGAGTTCAAATTAGAAACGTTTGGCGAAACTTTAGAAGAAAATTATCAATTAATGAAAGACTTCGTAAATGATATTCTTAGTAAAAAATTCGTTACACTTGAATATCAAACAGAGATTTTTCAAGTTTATGCTGATTTGGCTTTAGCAGAAGTTACTAAAACAGAGGGTTATGGGAAGAACGGAACTTTTAGCGAAAAGATAACGTTCGATATAATTACAAAGTGGTATACTTACGAAAATTTAACTTTTGAAAAAATTCAAAATGGTAAAGTTATCGCTGGTAAATCTAAAATTTACGGTGGAACAGCACCAGGAAGCTATACATATGTCGAAGGAGTTTCTTACACTTATTATGGGGAAACAAATATAGAACGATTAAGTCGCTGGGATATAAAAGACGAAATATTTAGTTTTATGGGAATATTATATCCGCAACTTCCTAAAACACCTGCTGGAGTTAGATTTTTAGACGATACTGGAAACGAATATACTGCAATTGTATTTAAGACGGAACAGGTACAGGATTATATTTTAATCAATACAGATGTAAATGATGAAATTTATCAAGGCTGGAACGGAACGACTTCATTGAATTTGTTCCCTGTAATGGACTTCGAGAGATACAGAACTCGTATAATTAAAAAAGGCCAAATGGAGCTAATCAACTTAAGTAAGGCAGAGCTTAAAATCAAGAGAAAGGCGGACTTCGTTTAATGTTAGAAGCTAATGTTTATGATAACTTTAACCCTAACTACTATAATGTATCTGACTTTATTCTTCCTAATGGTAAAAAAGACAAAAGAGGTCTTCCGATACCTAAATCAAGATGTCAAGTTATTAACTACGAACTGTGGGAAACAGGTTATCTTTACACTTCATCAGCTACTTTGACCGTTTCGGTAGAAGTTGGCGATATTGTTCAAATTCTCTTTCCTGAAGTTGTTCCAATTGAGGAAGCTCTAGGTAAAAAGAAAAAGCTGAATTTAGATATGGTTTACCTTGTGACAGATGTAGATGAAAGTAATAAAGCTACGTTAAAGAACTATTTTTGGGCAATGATTCAAAGCCTTGATGTTCCGAGTGCAATAACTAAAACTAAAACGACAAACTCCGCTATCATTGACTATTTGATTGACCCTAATAAGAATGATTTAATGAGTTATGGATACTTTTTCAATTCAAGTATCTTTGCTGGAAAGGCTACAATCAACCGTAAAGCAGAAACTTCATCAGCTACTGACGTAGCAAAAAGGATATTTTCCAAGGTTCAATTCCAACCAACTACAACCATTCAGCATGCTTCATCTGAAACAGACCCCAGGAACTTGTTATTTATTAATTTTGCTTCAAGGAACTGGAATAGAAAAAGAATCACAACAAGGGTGGATGTTAAGCAAAATGTGGCAATGGACACGGAAACAATAGTAGAACGTTCAGCTCATAATTTTGCTGTCGTATTCATTAAAAACAAAGCAACTGGCGATTACACAGACGCTCCTAAAATGTATACAGCAAAAAATAACGGAGATGTTGTAGATTATATTACTTATCATGGAGACGGAACAGATTTGCCAGAAGTAAGGACACCTAAAACATTATTTTATGATAGAGATGACCACGGAAACCCGCCAGATATATCTACTATTAAAGCTGAAATTTCACCCTCCACGATCGTCACAAGGTTATTCTTTAATCAAAACGAACTTTTGCCTTTGTATGTTAATGACTTAGTAGATATATGGTATGAGGGTAAACTATATTCAGGATATATAGCAGACAGAGTTAAAACAGAGTTCAATGATAGGCTTATTTTTGTAGAAAGTGGAGTTAAACCAAATGTTATATGAGTATGTAGCTACTTACGGAGACAAATATAGAATAGATAGCTTCACAGGGTACAGAGAACTTCGTAAAGACCATTTAGAACTTTTGTCAGGTAAAGTATACTATAATAGCGAAAGTACGCTTAGAATTGAAACCACGCTCTTGTATGAAGTCGGTCAATTTGTATCAATTGGTGGTTATCCTTATGGCGGTAGAAAATTTAGATTATTAGAATTATCAATTACTGATAACCCAGTTTTGGATAAAGCAAAGATAATTTCAAGAAAGGTCAAAAATGACAATTAAAAACTTTACATTTTTCAGTCCAAATGGTACAGAGTTCCCAGTCGGTTCAAACAATGACGGAAAGCTATACATGATGTTGACTGGAATGGACTACGGAACGATTAGGCGAAAAGACTGGTCAAAAACATTAAACACAGCACTTAACATTCAATATGTAAACACATCAATTGTTGCAGGCGGGAGGTATTTTGAACTATTAAACGAAACAGTAGCTTTAAAGGCTGATTCTGTCAACTATATTCATGCAAACATTGACTTAACACAAACAGCAAACCCTGTAAGTTTATCAGCCGAAACTGCAAATAATAGTAACCGTGTTGATATAAACAACGGTTCTGGCGTTTTGAAAGTTTGTTTTGATATTGTTACGACTTCAGGAACTGGTGTAACAAGCACTAAACCAATTGTTCAGACTAGTGCTTTAGATAGTATTTTTGCAAATGATATGACAGTTAGCGGATCAATCAATGTACCAGTTCAAACTTTGACACAACAGGTTGGTAATGGTTTGGAATTGCAACTTACTAAAAAGAATAATGATTTAGTAATTGTTAGGTTCTTTGGTAGTGTAACAAATATAAAAACTGGCTGGAAGATGTCTGGAACGTGGCTAGATAGATCTTTTCGTCCAGCTACTGTTCAAAGTCTTGTTGGCCATTTTGCTGGAAGAGATACTTCTTTCCATATTGACATAAACCCAGACGGCAGTATTACTTGGTGGGGAGCAAGTATTGGTTCTAGCGCTCTTACACCACGTGGTAACGGAAGTTACTTTATTAAATAACAAAATAGAAAGCAAAACAAAATGGTAACTAGAATGATTTTAATGACTATCTTAATTTTAGCGATTCTTTTCGCTACATGGGTAAAAGATAGAGAAGCAATGAACCCACCTTTCAAACGTAGACTTGTGATTGACTTAACGGTTATTTTATCCCTGTGGGTTTTATATGCAGTCTTCTTCTTTACACAAACTCCCTCAACTTCTGATATTGCCAAAACTGTGATTGACGTAGGTTTATTGTACTTTGTAGGGCAATTTATTTATTTGGTCGCAAAAATCAGTCCTATGTTCGACGGTTTGGTTAAACTTATGAAAAAGAACGGTGTAAGTGTTCCAGAAGCAGAAGAAGAACAAACGGAGGATAAAAAAGAATGAATATAACTAATGCTGGTGTACGTGGTTATAACCCTACTGGGGTTGTAATTCACAATGACGCTGGTTCAAACGGTGCTAAAACTAGTTTTTATGATAGTTGGTTACCTAATCATGATCCAGAAGAGGGCTTTGCTCATGTTTACATTGCTTCTGACGGACGATTGCAGGCTTCCGAGTTCTCTAATATGGCATACCATTGTGCTAACTCATACGGTAATGCAAATTATGCAAGTTGGGAAGTGTGCCAATCAGAGGGAGATTTGAATCAGTTTTTGAGAAATGAGCAAGCGGTACTAGATGACGTTGCTAAGTACATGAAACAATGGGGACTAACTCCTAATCATGATACTGTGAAGCTACATCAAGAGTTATCATCTACTTCATGCCCTAGACGTTCAGTAGAAGCTCACGGTGGAACGGTAGAAAGCTGTCGCTCATACTTTATCACAGAACTAAACAAGCGCCTTACAGGGCAAAACAATACACAAACAAATACAGAATTAGAGGACGATGAATTAATGAAATTTACATATACAAATGGCGATAAAACAACTTACTACTTCAATGGCGAAAAAGTTATCGCTCTATCACACCCAGATCAATTGGCAATCGTTCGCAAAACTTATAAAGAAACAACTGGCAAAGACCTTAAAAACTTCGATTGGAAAGGTTCGCCTATTGATATTCGTTTCATGCAAGCTAACGGAATTGACAAACCAATCATTGCTAAAAAATAATATAAAAAAGACAGCTTTATAGCTGTTTTTATATTTCTTTATATTTAATTTTCTTCACTTCTTTTTCATTGTAAGGTTCTTTTATATCTTCTTTATTTTCATAAAATAATCCGTTATATAAAAAAGCGACTTTAAACACTCTTCTCTTACCATTAGCTGCGTTATCCCACGCTCTTTTAATATTTTCTTGTATTGTTACATATTCTAAGTTATCTAAAGAATTATTCAACTTATTACCGTCTATATGGTCAACAGTTAAATCAGATTTACCTTTAAAGGCTTCCATGACTATCCTGTGAACAAGTAAAGGAACTTTATCGATATTTGTTGTTTTATATCCTTTGGGTGTTATACGTTGTTTTTTAAGTTTTAATCCGTCTTTTTTTATAGCCCAAATTAAACCAGTATCTGATACAATGTATCTTTCTCTAAATTTTATATATTTCATTTATTCCCTCTCTTATTATTAATTTTGTTTTACCAAGTAGCCCATGCAGTTCCACCCGAACTTTGATAGATACTTACAGCTTTGTCTAGATAAGCCTGTGGACTTAATTGCGATACTTCCCCGTGTACGCTTTGATTAATCTGTAATAGTCCCCAGCATGATAGTCCATTTTCAACATAAGGGTTTCCGCTCGATTCCTTGTAAATAACATCAAGCCATTTACTAGAACTTACTCCTGTCTTGCTTGCTAGGTGTTCACTAACTTGTTCAGGACTAACGCTAGACCAATCACTTCCAATCGTACCACTAGTTGCTATGTTCGGTGTCATTTCATCTTTTTCACTAACATGTTGACTTCCTCTATTATTAGATCGTTCAGTTTCCTCATCGTGTTCTCTTGCGATTCTGTCAACTTCGGCTTGTTTTTCAGCTTCAGCTCTTCGTTGATTTTCTTCACTAACTCGTTGTTCTTCAAGTGCTTTCTCCTTAGCTTGTCTTATATGCTCATATTTTGCTTTCTCTTGCGTTTTAAACTCTTGTTCATATAATTGTGCCACAATATCATTAAAGCCCTTATCCGCCCTTTTATGAGCCTTTTGAATATAGTTTATTGATGTGATAGTTGTGTCATCTGTTAAAATAAAGATAATTACTCTCCTTTTTTTATGGTTTAATTGCTTATCTGATTAATTGCTTCAATAATATTATTGCCAGCATTTATTAGAATTTCATCACTTACAGTTACATTCTTTCTTGAAAATAGTTCGCTCTCAATCTTCATAAAGTGCATTGCTTTAGCTAAAAATTGAGCCGACGATTCATAATATAATGTTTCTAGTTCATCATCTGAAAGCTGTGTTAAGTCGTCATTAGCAAAAGTTGTAAGTTTTCGCTTAATTTCTTTGCCATTGTCATCTTCTTCTACGTAGTAACGCTTCATCTATTCATTCCTTTAATTTCAAATTTTTCAATAATATAACGTTTAGAGCCAAGCTCAAAGCTGACTAGATAATTATTGAAGTTGTCCTGTTTGTTCAAGTCATTAGCAATCTTTCTAGCTGTTGACCGTGGATATTTTGAACTATTGATTTTATTTGTATACTTGTGTAAGATCATCTCATTGCCTCCCTTTGCATTCTACGCTTCAAACGTTGCTTATATAGATATTCTTTGCTTGGTTCTAAACTAGACAATATCTCATCTAGTAAGTCAAACGCTTCTCCGTTATCTCCTACGCTATCAATTTTTTTAAGTGTAATCTCGTGCATTTCATCATCATTTAAAAACATAGTAAGATAAGGGAATGCTACGGTATGCGGTAAACTCAAGCGTGATTGAGTTGTATGTAACTTAGGCCATGTACCTGTCTCATCTTTAATTTTTAACTCAAGTTGATTCATTCCGATACCTTGCTCTTTTAGTACGCTAGTAATTCTTTCATATAATTCTTCGTTTGTCATTATGCTATAACCTCAATTATTTCTGTATGCTTTTTAACTTCATATCTTTGTTCTTCTGGAAGCAATTCATTCCATTTTAAAGCCTCTTTTTTATTATAAAACTTACGTGATTTAATTTCTTTTTCCAATATCCAAGATACTGTGTAGTATGTGAATTCATCTTTCATTATCCAATTACTCCTGTCTTTATATTTAGTCTTTGCTGACTTGATAAGTGATATAAATTGCACCACTTACAGTAATAAGCTCTAACTGGTATCTTATCAGCTTTCTTTTTGTTATGCTGGGCATTTACTATTGAATATAAAGCGCCCATTTTTGTGTATTTGCGTTTCTTACACATATTATTCACTAGCTTTCTTAATCATTGCTTGCTTATAAGCCATAATCGTTCCGTCAAACATAGCGCTTTGGATTTCTCCTTGTTTAATAAACCCTTTTTGTTCTAATTGAATTACTTGTTTTGTTAATCCTTTTAATGTAAATGCTGTTGCTACTTTAATTTTGTCCTTAGGTTTTCTGTTAAATAATTTCATTTATTTTTTCACCAAAACTTTCTATTTTCATGTCTTCGTAATTAATTATCAAAATACTTTATATTTGTCAAGAATTAACTTAGACCTCTTCAATAAATTCTAAGTATCTTTCATCAATTGCTTTAATTTCTTCTTTAGTGAACTCTGATTTAAAGTTATTTCTTTCTTCTTTGAAACCTAGGAAGAGAAACTTTTCCCCTAGCTCGTTTTTAAAAGAGTTTAAATATCCTTTTTTGTTGTTCATCAATTTAACATTGTATTTTTCCATTTGTATCTCCTTAATTTCTATACAACTAATTGTATCAAAAAAAGCCAATGCTGTCAAACATTAACTTTGTTCTTTTAACCAAAAATTAGATCCGCTTCTTCTTGTAATACTTCTTCAGGAATTTCAGCACCACTTACATCATATTGAATACTCAACAAGTACATTGTCCATTTTCTTCTAAACTCTTTATCTTTCATTTGTTCTTCTATGAAAGTTGTGTTGATTCCATATTCTTGTCTTTTATGATTCATTATGTTCTCCTTATGAAAATAAATATTTGATATCAATCCTTTACAATATCCATGATAATAATTTGAGGTGTTCGTGTCATTTCTTTTGTCCAAAAGTTATAGAACTCATTAATTGTTCCATTTCCTACAACACTTACAGTATCAAATGTATCAATATCTTTGTTCCAATCTTCATTAACTTTAAACTTAATAAAAGCTAAATCTCCACTTGTTTTAAATTTAACCGTTTCTTTTGTTTTTCCAATAACTGCACGTTCTTCAATCATAACATTGTCCATGCGTACTACAACCTCTGGAAAATTATTACCTGTAATATAGTTGATGTTGATTAAGTCAGTCAAAGCCATGAATGCTTCTTCGACATTTTCCAATTCAATGTCGTAGTAGAACGTCTGTTCTGTCTCAAGATTGTCTGGCATGTTTTCTTCGATATACTCTTTTAAATCATCTAAACGGTCAAGAGGGAAATTTAATCCGTGAGCTTGTCCATGTCCTTGCGTTTCTACGAAATCTAATTCACTCAAGAACTCATTAGTATTAAAACTACCATAAGAACGGCCTGAACCACGACAGACTCCATCTTTTCCCTCTGTAACAACGAAACATGGACGATGATATTTTTGAGCAATATTCTGAGCTACTAGACCATTCATACCTTTGTTTGATTCTGAATCAATAACAATGACAATCTTGTCTTCCATATCTTGAGTATCTTCATATTTTTGCATGACTGCTTTTTGAGTTTCTTGACGTTTCTTATTTAATTTATCCATTTTAAGGCGGAGTTTTTCAGCATCAGTATCATTATCTACCATCAAAATTTGAAAAGCAAGCTCAATCTCCCCCATACGAGCAGATGAGTTAATCAATGGCGCAATACTATACCCAATATCTTTTGTATTGTATCGGTATGTATTAATTTTAGCACCTTTAAGGATACGTGATAGCCCAACGTTATTAACATTTTGTAGCCCTTGCGAGATAAGGTAACGGTTCTCAAAATTAAGAACACTCATCATATCTCCCACCAAACCGATTGCGACTAAATCACGAAATTGATTAGAAAATCCATCATCATCTAAGACATCATCAATTCCTTTGGCTACTTTATAAGCCATACCAGCACCTGATAAATCTTTATTGACTGATTCGTCTAAGTGATGATGGGGGTTGCACAAGATAACTTCCTTATCCATTTTATTCGCAATCTCTTTAGAATCGAACTCATGGTGGTCTAAGATAATAATATCTAAATCAGGATTCAATGTTCGAGCACGTTCAACACCTTCTAAGTCATTACTTGAACTATCCAAAACAATGAGAATGTCAGCTGCTTTTGTCTTTTCAATGTTTGAACGACTAAGGTCAATAAGTTTTTCCCACTTCGCAAGACTTTCTTTATCTTTTTCAGCCTTTGCCTTTTCCGCTTTATTTAACCAATGGTCTTGAACTGATAATTGACCATACAATCCATGGCCTGTATCACGTTGAGGATAGATGTAATCTAAGTTAAACTCATTAAAATCTTGTAATGCTTTCAATCGGTTAAACATAATAGCTGTTGCTGTGATTCCGTCTGCATCAGGGTCTCCACTTACTACAATTGTTTCTTTGTCTGCGATACCCTCTAAGATACGATTAACAGCCCTCTCTACATTACGGATTTCAAAAGGATGATTTTCCCACTTTTCATCAGGAAACAAAAACTCTTGATGGTCTTCCAAGGGGATCCCACGTGCTTTTAAAATTTTTGTCTTTAAATCATCCTCTCTATCAGCTTTAATCTTCGCTTTCTTTTGTATCCATTTTACCATCTTTCGTTACTCCAAATCGTATTTATAGTTGTTAATACTATCATTGTTTTTCTCTCTTTCTTAACTCTATGTATTTATTATATAAAAAAAAGTTCATACTGTCAAGCATAAACCATTTTTTAATTATTTCACACCTTCCCAGCGTTCAAAATCATCAGCTAGTTCTTGTATAAAGCCCATAATGTCGTCAGTAGTGTACTCTGTGAGCTCATTCTCGTTACTTAAGTTAGCAAGTTCTTTGGCATAGTCTAAAGCTTTGTTACGGTCTTTGTCGTAGCTCTCGCCCTCTTTCTTTCCAGCTCTTACTAGATACTTCAATACTTGCATTGTATACCAACCCGTAAGCTCTTCGTAGTTAAAATTATGTTTCAAGTATTCATTAAGTTCCACACCGTATTCATTGGCATAGTGCTTATTTTCTTTAAAATTCATTTAGATGTTACCTCCAAGCCATGCAATAAGCAACGTTGCAAGCATACCCACCCAAGTGATAGCGATAAGTGTCAATCCGACACCTGCAACTATCATTAAAGTTTTTACTGTATCTTTCATTCGCAATATCCTCCTAAGTATTTAGGTTCTTCAACTTCATCAATATTCACAATAGAAATGTCACATTGCATTACATCAGCTTGTTTTTCAGCTTCCTCTTTAGTTGAGAATACTCCTAAAAGGCTTATTTCTGAACCCCAACTTCCACAATAGGTATCTGCGGTTAAAACATATACTTTCATTTTTCTCCTCCCATAAAAACCATATCAACGGTTTCGTTGTAAAGATCGACTCCAGGGCTATTGAATGGAAATTCATCACATTCAGGACAAGAGATACTATCTACTAAATCAGGCATTGAGTCAGTGAATTCAAGAGCAGTAATAAAAGTAGGAGCGTTGATATAATATGCTTCTTCTCCACCGCCTTTTATTTCAGCTTGATAATATTCTTCACTTTCATAAGCACCTAAACTTACTGGGTGAAGTTGTTGAGTAAAGTAATGGCAATTTACATATTCAATTTCTTTGTTACAGTTTTTACATCTCATTTTGTTCTCCTTAGTTCGCCTGTCTATATTTTTCCATAACTTTTGGATATTTACTAACAAATTTTAATTGTTCTTGATGTAAACGACTTGACCAATGGAAAAGCCTATCAATTTCTGCTAAAGCACTCAACTTTTCATACATCTCTTTAATGTAAAACTCTGCGTTTCCTATTGACTTCCAATAAGCTGATGTTCTGACAGTATTACCATTTTCAGCAAGTTTGCTTGCGTTGATATCAGCCTTTTCTTTTTTCTTCATCAGGCTATCAATCTCTTTAAATATAATCTTTAACAATTTCGCTTGATAGTTTTGCACTATTTCTTCGGTTGTCATCTCTGCACCTCTTTCATAATTACATTCTATCAAATTGCTTTTACTTTGTCAAACATTAACTGTTCTTTGTCTTTCTAATTTGGTGAAATTTATTCCATTTTTCTATAAGTTCCAGTAATTCAGGTTCATCATATTCGGTAAATAGTTCAATCTGCGATGTATACCAGCAATGCAAACAGCGACCGCAATTATAACAGATGTTTGTATATCCTCTACAACCTTTGCAAACTCCTAAACCGTCACTCGTTGGAATATCGAAGCAATGGCAATATTTTTTGTCATTAAAATATTTTATTTTCATTGTTACCTTTCTAGTTTATTTTATATACTATTATATCAAAAAAACTCTAAGCTGTAAAGCCTAAAGTCTTATATGATATTATTGTTCTTTCAATTTATTCTTGAACCAGATGATTCGCTCTTTGAACCAAGCGTCGACTCCTTCATGACGTAGCCATTTCCCTTGTTTAACTCCGTTCTTTTCCATGAACTCAATCACTTTAGTTGGAGTTTCTGGTTCGTCCCACATATTATATTTTGCTGAATGGTATTTACTAAACATTTCAAGCGTTTCGATGTAGCTATCTTTCAGAAGTTCCGTATCAAGCAATTTTTGGGCCTTCTCAGCACGTTTAGCAAGTCGTTCGTTAGCTTGTTCCAGTTGCTCTTTTTGTCGCTGTAAGCTCAAGTTATGATTGATATAAGCAATTTGCTGTGCATGTCGTCCAAGTTTACCTTGAGTGTTAAGCTCGATCAGTTTAGCCATTCCCTCGCCAAGAATTTCATCAGGAACAAAGTTATACTTGTATTTTTTATTTGTGTTGCGTACGTAGTTATCAAGCGTTTGTTTAATTTTAAGTTTTTTATGTAGTTCTCTTAATGTTGTCAATTTAATACTCCTTCATATATTTTACCAAACTTCAAAGCGTTAATTTTAACTAGCTGTTTCAAGTCTGATATGAATTTCTGTTCTTCGTCAAAGTCAAACGGTATTGATACGTTTTCCTTGATCCAAGTGAAAGCTCCGTCAAAGTCTTGTTTAAGTAAGCTCATCTTATCCACGATGTCGATGATTTGCTCTCTCTCTTCTGCTGTGTACATGTAACCGACTTTCTAGAAAGGTAAATCTTCCGTATTAACTTCAATCGGTTCAGAACCACCAAATAAGTCCTGTTTAGCTTGTGCTTGAATATTATTATCATTAGGGATAAATACTTTTTCAACCGTAGGAAAAACAAAGTTATAATTTACATATTCGCCTGATTCCTTGGCTTGTACACGACCGCTGACCGTTACTGTGTCGCCTAATTGAATGAAGTCAGGCAAGAAAGCTGAACCGTATGCAACTTTTACGTTAGATCCCTTTTCTTTTTCAAACAATGGTACAGAAATAATTTTCTTGTCGCCTTTTGCTGTGCTTACTGTACGTGTATTTTTTTCGTTCGCTTGTGCTGTAACTGTGATAATTGCCATTTTTTATTTTCCCTCTGTTGCTTTCCAAATTGTCATGATGTCAAAGATTTCTTTTTTTGTCTTTGCTTTAAGTAGTTCCATGTTAGGATATCCAAGTTCTTCAGCTCTATTTAGTGCTGGCTGGATCTCACGAAGTCGTTGCTTTTCAGCTTCAAGTTCTTTCTGCTCTTCTGTCAAGTCGGGCAAATCTTCATTTGCGTAAATGTATAGCCCTAAACCATGACGAGCGATTGCCTTAACTAGTCCGCGCTGAATAGCTTTATTTACGTCCATGGAGGTCAGTTTTTCAACTGGGATAGATTGGTTTCGATAGTCCATTACAGGTAGATACTCAATGTGTTCTAGGCCCTCAATAGTCATTCCAACTTTAACCCATGCTGTGCGACCGTCTGTGTGATAGTTTAAACCTTGTTCATTTTCATAAACTTTACTGTTAGCTTCAGGATAAACTTTTTTTACCTCAGACCATGCAAATGCCCAACTAAGATAATCTAAATTATTCTTTTTACTTTTCTTGTCATTTACATTGATAACACTTAGTGCTTCAAATACGCTCATTTATAGAAAACCTCTTCTTTCCACCCTTGACTTTTAAGTTCATCTACTTGATCACGACCATATTCAGAGAAGTCAAAATCTGATGCACATTCTTTTGATAAAGTATTAAACAAATGCCCGAAATATACTTTCTTTTCTTCACTCATATAATGAGAAACATTAGCTTCTAAATACATTACTGACCGTTTTTCCTTTTTTTCTTCATGCTTTGTATCTGAAAGCTCATAAAAGTTATCTTTCTCTTTTTTAAGTTTTTCAGTAACTTTTTTCACAACTTCTTCAAGCTGTTTTTCATCAAATTTAATATTAATTGTTTCCATTTTCTCCTCTTTCTATAATAAATACGTCGCCTTGTCTTGTAATTTCAATATTATATTTAAGCATAGGCAGGATCCAACCTTTACCCCAATAACTCCATAATTCGCTTATCAAGCCATATAAGCACTCGTTAGGTTCTGCCCTATACTTTGTTTCGTTCATCTCTTCAAGCTCTTTAGATAGCTTTCTTACGCCTCTGGCATAATGTTTACTAGCTTTTTCTTCTGCCCTTAAACTTTTGTAATTGCTTTTCATATATGAACTCTCTAATATCTTCTTTCTGCTGTTTTTCCTCTTTATCAGACCAGCCAACTTTTTGCCCTTTTCGTTTGCCACTTTGATAAACTCGTCTGTTATCATCAGGAAAGCCATTTTTCTCGAAGTACATTCTAGCATATTCAAAATAATTTAAGCTGTTGATGTACTGCTGACTATCTTTTTTGTGATAATTGAGAGTAATTAATCGCCTTTCAGCTAAACTTTGGAAAGATGTTATCATACTTCTTCTTCAACGAAACCTAAAGCCAACAAGGCTTTATATTCCTCGCTGCCTTCTTTAACTTCAAGGGCATCTTGTTCGAATTTTGTTAATTGTCTAGACTGTCCAGCATAATATAATGCAGTTACTCCGCTACTATCAGAAAAGTTATAAAACTTAAATTTAGGTTCAATAACTTCATAACCGTTAATGACAGCTTCAACCATTTTCAATTGCTCGTAACACTCAAAAGCACTACTTGGATATTTAACGCCGTCTATCCAATTGTATCCATAACCAAAACGAGTGATGTGACAAAGCGCTTGTTTTTTGTTTATTTCATCTTCAAGGTTTCCAAAAGTTTTAAGAAAATCAGCTTGTTCTTGCGTTAATTTAACTACCATTTGTTTAATTCTCCTTTATTTCTATATATACTATTATATCAAAATTAATTATCGTTGTCAAATATTAGATGATATTTTTTCATTTATTTCTACTTTTAATTGCAATGCTTTAATCAATGCACGCTTAGAGTAATCATTTTCACAAGCTATATGCAATTTCTTTGACTGTCTGACTAGAAATTCAGCACGTCCAAGCCATACTTTGAAAAGTTCGTCATTATGCCATTCTGCTTTTACCATTTCATCTAATGCACGATATAACCAGCCATACACTTCAGCGTGTAAATTAATAGCTTTGTTCTTGTAGTCGTTCATTGAGTTCATTTTTTGCTCTCTCTATTAATTCAAAGTCATCACTATATAAAACAGGTTTTGAATATTGTTCATTCATGTTAAACCTTGAATAATAGTCATAGAAGTATTCATTTACTTTTTCATGGTAATAAACAACGTATTTTTTATCACTCATTTTCTATTACTTTTCCTTGCTCTTTAGCTAAGTCTAAGAAAGCCTGTGCTGATTCCTTAGTCGTCTCGATTGGAGTTTCAGCCTTTACTTTTTCAACTAGTTCACTATCGGGCTCTTTTTTATCTTGTTCGATTGATGTAAAAGCCGAGCCAACATAACCCCAAAGAATCTCATTATTAAATGCAAAGTTTCTAGCAAATACTTTCATAACAGAATAACCATTTTTAGTTTTGCTATTAATCTTTGGCGACATAGTAAAAGCTACCTCGTACCAAGCTGGAATAGTCGTAGCACCTAATATATGGCTCGGAATGATACGAAAATCACGCTCTGTTAAAGATTGCTCTCCGGCCTGTTTCCTAGCATGTGCCACAATCATAAATGTTACATACTTGTCGTGCTTCATGTCTAAAGCGTTTCTAAGGCTAGTAATTCCTCTTAGGACTTCCGCCATTGGTTGGTTTGCATTAATTATCTCATTGTCTTCTAACAAGTCTTTGAGAGGATCTAATATAACAAGTCCGATGTCTTTTTCTAGTATGAAGTTATATAGCTCTCTAAGCCCTGCATTGTGCTTTTTTCCTTGGCTGTCATATTTCCATGTATCAAGTTTGAAAGCTCCACCATGTAAGAAATATAAGTTATCAGGACTATCACGTTTCGATCCTGTCAAGCGTTGGTGTTCTGTCAGTCTGCTATTCTCATTCTGAATAAATAACACGTTAGTTTTAGTTGTTTCTCGTCCAGCAAACGGCTCTCCTAGTGCCATTGCCTGCGCTAAGTCTTGCGCTAGTGAGGACTTCATACTCTTTTCACTACCTGTTATAAGACCAAGTGATCCTTTAGGCAATATATCTTGTACATTCCAAAGTAAACCGCCTGAAAAGTCTTCTGATTCTTTAAGTTCTTTAGCTGTGCTTACTTTATCAAATAGGCTATTCATTTATTTCTCCTTTAGTATATAATAACAAAAAAGACTTGAAAAGTCAAGCCTTAAGTGCTATTTAATGCAATGTTTACATTTAGGGTTATCTACATGGATATATTCTTTTACAACTTCTTTTTTTAAACTTTTTATTCTAAGTTGTTCTTTTTTTAAGTCCATGCAGTGTGATATTGACCAGCCACAACCACTACATTTAATGCTTTTCAGTTTGTAAGGTTTGTGTTTTGTTGTATAACTCATCTATTTTCTCCTTTTCTTATACCATAGTATCAAATTATCTTACACTTGTCAAATATTAAATTCTATTCCGTGCTACTTTTTTACATAGCCCTTAGCCCTTATCGTGTCGTATAATCCCAGCAAGTTAAAAGAAAAGACTACTTAATTTCAAAACTTTTCTATAAATAACTCTGTCAGACTTCTACGCGTCACGGAGTGTTTTTGTTCACGACACTCATGGAACTCATAATCTTTTATTTCATGCTACGCTCTAGGCTATTTGTAAAGTAATCACATATTTCAATTGAGTCTAGGTTTTAAGCAACTATCCTGACCCTCAAGCGTAAGATTATGAATGACTTTCGATATTTTCAACTTTATTCAATATTGAATTCTCTATTTACATTAGTTACAAGTCATTCAGCAACTAACTATTCAATTACATAGATAATAATAACATAGACATTTTCACTTGTCAAGTATTAGATACTTATATTTTAACATATCACATTTTATACTTTGAGTTATCCTATGTTATGTAAATTATTCTTGTTTTCTTAAACATTTCACAATTCCAGTACAAGATAAAAAGATTATCAAACACTCCGGAATTCCTTTAGAAATCTTACAAACAATAAGCTAATTGCGCTTACTGATACCATACTTTACAAACAGGACACACAATGCACTTACATTCTGCCACTTCTAGTCAAATTTCGGTCAAGCGTGAAACAAAAAGCCCTAAGGGGCTGATTTATTTTTTTAATATAATTTATTTATTTTCCCCTAAATCAAAATGTATTGCTGGCTGATTGTTCCATAGTTCTAATGTTTCCTTATCTGTTGCTGGCTGATTCATGTATTCTCTGTTCATTCTAGCTCTTGTATTATCTACTTTAAGTTTAATACGTTTCTTGTATTCCTGCTGTCGTAAGTACATTAGATATTTATCTCTAGCCATAGTTACCTCCTATAAAGAGTATAACATAAAATGCCTACAAAGTCAATCATATCTTACATAACAGAGGATAACACTACTCCAAAAAGTGGATATGCTATAATAAATACAGAAGTTAAGAGAGGAAAGCAAATGACAGAAGAACAGCTATTATTTAAGCAAGAAACATTGTCAGAAGTTGACTTTAACGAGTTCTTACTTAACGCTGTTGAATGTGGTTTGATTAATCTTGATACAGCTTTAATTTTTAAGGGAGAATAAAGAAATGAATAAAGAGCATATTTTAGCACAAAAAGAAGTTTTAGCTCCGATTGAATATGAACATTATGTTAAACACTTATTTGATATTGGAGAAATTACTAAAGAGCTTTATATTGAATTGAGTTCTGATTTATGAGCAAAGCCTTAGCTATTGACTTTAGCACTTCTAATACTGGTTATGCGTTTCGCAATCCTTTGACAAATGAGTATGTAGTCGGTTCAATTGCAGGTGGTAAAAGTAAAGACCCTTTGGAACGTGCAAAACTAATTGCTGACGGTATAACAGAAGTCATTGAGCATTATAACTTATTTGATTATTTTATTTATATTGAAGAACCTATTATCACGTTCAAGTCTAAGGGTAACATCTCATTGATTAGAGCTAACGGTTCATTCTTAGGAGTCATGCGTAACCGTCATAACATTGGCTATGTTGATATACCAAATTCCAAATGGTGCGGTTATCATCTTATCAAAGGTAAAAGCAAAGCAAGAAAAGAACAAAGCATTGAGATACTTAAGAGCTATAACATAGTACCTGATAATGATATCAATGATGACCAAGCTGACGCCTTTTGTATCTTACTCTATGTAGAAAGTCAGGAGAATAAATGATTGTAATTAATATTGCCTTGATTATTCTAGGCATTTTATATGGTGTAGGTTCAGTTACCAACTTTAAGGAGTGGTATTATCGCCATGACTATCTAGCTATTGCATTGAGTGTGTTTACATCTATCTTATTGGTAGTGGCTGGAGTATTAAACATATTGAATTAAAAGAACAGGTGTACTGATTGACGGTACTTAAATGTTATAGAGTTAACAGCCAAGCAGAGGGTGCAAGGTAACGTGAATATATTAGTTGGCCTTGGTTAAGTGAGTAAATAAACCAACAGCCCTTTGCATATTGCGAACATAGTATAGTGGTAATGCTACAGATTCCAAACCTGTAAACGTGGGTTCGATTCCTACTGTTCGTGTTCTCCTTTATTTTATTATATGTTATAAGTTATAGTTCTTATGGCATATGGTAACAGGATATAGTGTTAATGGTAGCATGCGTGTTTTGGTAACATGTAGTGTTGGTTCGAGTCCAGCTATCCTGATGAGTGGTGTATAGTCCATAGAAGAAGTGCTAAGCTATTGCGCAGTACCTTGGCACAACTATACAGATAACTGGTGCACGGTTATATCAGCTAACGAAAGTCCTAGTGTATTAAAGTGTCACAGGCATAACTAAGTGACAGCTGGTTAGAGTAATAAGTTGTACTAATATGGTGTAGGGTTCGAATCCCTACTGCTCTATAATAAGATACCTGCTACTGATAGTTAGGAATAACAAGATGAGGTAGTCATAGTTAGCGATATAGTCTAATGGTAAACGTTGGTTCGATTCCTACTACTGCTATAAGATAAGGGAGAAGCGAATGATTATACTATTATTTATTATTATTATGTTGTTCATTAGTCCTCGTATAGCATTATTGTTATTGCTGTTGGCTATTAACCCAGTGTTCGTATTGCTATGGC